GGTAGTGGCAATACTAATAATGTAACAACAGGTGCAGTTACGCCGGCTGAGATTACAACAGGTAACATCACAGATACAACAGGATTAGACACAGGACCTGTCATTCCTACTGATACAATAACAGGTGGAACTGGTTCAACTACAATAGATACAGGTTCTACAACTGGTGCAGTAACACCTACTGATTTAGTCAATAACGATTTTGTAAATCAAGCAAACAATACAAATGTAGATAGTTTGGTGAATGACTTCCAAACTAAGTTAGACCAAATCAATAGTAACCCAACGGTAGATACAGCATTGGCGTTTATTCCTGCTATAGCGGCAGCACTTGATGTAATAGGACACGGGGCAGTAGCCTATCTATTATCATTGTTAAATCCTACAGCAGGCACTACTAAAGCAGATGCAACTGATCCATCTAAAGTTGCTATTGCTACATTCATCAACGATCCAAATAATGCGTCAATAAACAACTTACCACAAGCGGACCAAGATGCGCTAAGAATTGCGGCTGCCGCACTTACAACTAATACCGATCCAAATAACATTCCTGAAATAGTTGTTACAGCAAAGCGTGACAGAGATACTAATGTTGTAACAGACACAGGCCCAGTTGTAATAGGTAGCGGTGGCACACCAACAACTACAATCGGTGGTGAGAATACAGGCGGTGGTGGAGATACAGGCGCAACTGGACCCGTCGTTGGTGCTACTGGAACAGTTGGAGCAAGCAGTGCTGTAGGAGCAAGTAGCGCAGTAGGCGCAAGTAGTGCCGCGTCAAGTGATGATAGCCCAGGTGCAGCCTATGCCAGAAACAATCAAGGTATGGATGCTTACTACGAAGCCATTAGAACATTTATGGCAGGTAATCCTACAGCGCAACAACTTGCTGAAGCAATGGAAACATATGGCGTAAGTCAAAAAGATATTGATGCGGCATTAAAACTAACTACAGGTGCAAGTGGCGCAACAACAGCCGCAACAGGAGCAACAGGAGCAGCCAGTGGTGCTACTGGAGCCGCAACAGGTGCAACAAGTGGGGCATCAGGTGTAGTAGGTGCTACAGGAACAGTAGGGGCAAGCGGAACAGTTGGAGCAACCAGTGGGGCTACTGGAGCCGCGAGTGGTGCAACTTCAGCCGCATCGGGTGCAACAGGCGCCGCAACAGGAGCAAGTGGATCAACAGGAGCAGCCAGTGGATCATCGGGTGCAGCCTCTGGTGCTACAGGAACCGTAGGTGCATCAGGAACTGTGGGTGCAAGTGGAACAGTTGGTGCTTCGGGCACAGTAGGTGCATCAGGAACTGTGGGTGCAAGTGGAACAGTTGGTGCTTCGGGCACCGTGGGCGCAAGTGGCACTAAAGGTGCGTCAGGAAGCTCAGGAGCGTCCGGAAGTAGCGGAGCAAGTGGAGCATCAGGATCATCGGGAGCAAGTGGAGCATCCGGAAGTAGCGGAGCAAGTGGAGCAAGTGGAGCATCGGGCGCAAGTGGAGCATCGGGCGCAAGTGGAGCATCAGGATCATCTGGAGCATCAGGAAGTAGTGGTGCTTCTGGTAGTAGTGGAGCGTCAGCCGCAACAGGAGCAAGTGCCGCAACAGGTGCTACAGCGGCTACAGGCGCTACCGGAACTACTGGGGCTACAGCGGCTACAGGCGCTACACGATTTATTCCACCAACAACACCAACTAACTTAGGATACTTAAATCCAGGCTTTATTAGACCAAGTGCATTCTACAATACAAACGATCCTGCACAGAGTAAGTTTAATTGGGGAATGAAAGCATTCCAAACAGGTCCTACATTCAACGATACGTTGTATAACACTAATCCAAATGCGCCAGACACACCATATGGATTACAGCAAATGGCTCGCCCATTGACTATGGAAGAAATCAATGATATGATATTGGGTAAGACAAGCACAACACCTAAAGTAGCACCAGCAACAAGACGAGTTCCTATCACTGATGCTAACAGAAATGTTATGAACTTTGATTACAGCAAAGTTGGACAACTACCAGTGATAGCACCAGTATCACCAACACAAATAACATCAACGCCAACATCAACATCACCTATCAACGCTGAAATAACAAGACAATTAGGTAGTGATTGGTTTACTAGACAACAAGCGGCAGCGGCAGCAGGCGATTGGGAAACTTATTATAGAATACAACGACAAGTTGATGCTATTGTAAATCCATATGTTGATAACCCGTAAGTTAGTCAATAGTAATGAAACACTAAATACATATTATAAGGAAATTAAAATGCCATACGGTGGAGCCTCAACAACATACACAACCCCTGATTTAATACCAGAACAAGTAGCCGATATCAAAGCAAAAACTGGCTTTTTAACAGAGAACATTATCCCTGCATTCAAGCAAGGTTCACAAGCCATTACTGATGTTTATAATCAAAATGTAGGTGGTACGGTAAATGCCGCACAAAACTTAGCAGGTACAGCAGGACAAGTACAACAAACAGCAGGAGAACTTGGTGAATCTGCATCACGCTCAGGTGTTGCTGGATTACAAAGTTTATTCAGTCCAGACTACGAACGTAATCAAATACAATCAGCACTGGCTCCAGCACAAGCACAATATATGCAAAACTTAGCACAACAACAAGCACAGTTTGGTGGCAGTGGTAATTTAGGTAGTGCTCGTCAAGCGTTAGCAGGACAACAACTTGCTGGACAGAACGCCGCACTACAAGCAAAAACAGCCGCGGACTTACAAAGCCAGATTGCCGGACAACGACTACAAGCCGGTCAAGCATTAGCTGGATATGGGCAATCAAGTTTAGGTCAAGCATTAGGTGCAGCCGGAACTGGTGTCACAGCAGCCGGCATACCTTTAGATACAGTAAGCAAATACTTAGCCGGCTTATATGGTACTCCTCAGTCAACTTATAATGCTAACTTTGGTGGAACGCAAGGTTCTACTCAAACAGGCTTTAATGCTGGCTTCAAATTTTAAGGTATAAACAATGGCACTATATGATTATATGGATTATGGGGTTGGTTACGATCCCGACGAAGAAGAACGTAAACGCAGACGAGCACAGGCTATGTCTGATGAAGCGGTTGCCAGTGGTGGTGGTTACACAGAGCCAATGGGTTATGGTGATATAACTCGTCAAGCGTTTGACAACAGAATGAACAGTGCCCAAGCTAGGATGAATCAAGCGGCACAACTCTTTACTGACCCAGAAGAAACACTACGTAGAAGATTAGCAACACAACAAGATGAGGCTGCAGCCGAACCTACTCCAGTAAAACAAACGATTACAACTAATCCACAAACTGGCGAACAGACAGTAAAGATTGAGGGTAGCGCAAGAGATTTAAGTGCCAGTAATCCATTAACACCAACTGTAATTGGTCCTGTTGCTCCTACAGAAGAACAACTACGCCCACAACAAGAACAGTTCGCACAACAGTTTCAACAATATCGTCAACAACCGGTCGCTAATCAGCAACGACCCGTCGCAATGATGCAACAATTGCCAAGTCAAGGACCTATTAGTCCTGAGATGGCTAACAGACCATCCCCTAACATTGGACAACCTCCAACTCCAGGCCCCGGAGTACAAGTAGCAAGTAATCAAGCCAATTTGCCACCAACTGTATCTGCTAATGCTCAAAGACCGGCAGTGCCAGGATTGGCAGCATTGCCTACATTAGCACAAATGGGTATGGCAGCACAACAATCACAAGATAATAGGATAGCCGAAGGTCAAGGCGAAGGTGGAGCCAGAACAGAAGATATATACCGTGAAGCAATCATTAATGGTGCTAACGAAAAAGATCCAGCAAAGCGCCGCAATAGTTTTGCAACAATCATTGCTGATCCAAATGCTGGTGAAGGCAACAAAGCATTAGCGCAAAACTTTATGTTTGATGATTATAAAAAACAAAAAGGGATAGATGATGCCAATCAAAAACTTGCTGAAGCGACACCTACAGATTACGCTAGATACCTTAAGGAAAAAAACAAAGAAGGCAGTTATATAAAAGCCATATTACTTGCTCGTTTAGGATTAAACGATTTAGCACAGAAAGAAATGGAACTTATTAATCCTACAATAACAATGGAAAGTGCTGTTGATAGTAAAGGTCAAAAGTTTAGTGCTGGACGTGATAAGAATGGCAATATCATTGTAGGATTTGACGCTACTGGTAAAAAAATAGGTCAAGAAAAACTTGCAGAATTAAGTGCAGCCGCTATGCCAACCAAATCATTCTTGTTGCCACAAGGTGCTGGCGGATTAATGCAGAAAACTATTATAGGGCCTGATGGTCAACCACAAGTTATTACTGGACAAGTATTTACCGATCCCGTTACCCGTGATACTTACTTCCAATCTGGTAAAACTCGTTATGATGCAACTGGCTTATCAACTCCAGCACAGAACGTTCAAAATGTTTATAGTGCAGCCGCAGCCGGTAGTGCAGGTAAAGCAGGTGGTGAAGGCTTTATACCACAACCGTTGCCAGCATTCCCAGGACAACAAGGTGGAGCGCCGGCTTCATATGTGAATCCTCAACAAGCGGCTACTACAACAGTTGCAACGACTTCGGTTGATCCGGCAGCAGTTCGTAGAGCACAAAGTGATATTGAGTCCCTTGACAAAGAGATTAAACGTCTAAAACCCGGTGCACCCGGTGCAGCCAAAAGCCTACAAACATTCCAAACTGAACGTGCTGCCGCTCAACAACGATTACAACAAGCACAAGGTGGTGCACCAGCAACTAATGTTCCTGTATCAACAGCAGGAATGCCCGTATGGCAACAAAGACAAAATGCCGCACTTGGTGAAGCACAAACTAAAGAAGCAATTCAAGTTGCAGGTAAGCGTAGTGAAAGTTTTAACAAGATACTTGATGAAGAAGTTCGCCCACAAGCACAAGCGGGTGACACAGTTAGTTCAGTTCGCAAACAACAGTTCGCTATCTTTGATAGACCTGGTGTTGATAGCAATAAACTATTTGGCTTATACAATGCCGCACAAGGAGCTCCAGGTGATCAGAAATTAAGTATTATGCGTGATATTTTTGGTGGAATATTCAAACCGGAAGCAGAAGTTAGTCAGCGTTTAGCATTATTAAATTTAACATCACAAGAAAGAACAGCATTAGAAGAATACAATATTGCTAACCAACGTATCAATGCCGCGACACTAAAACAAACAGCAGGTCCTGGTTCAGTTAGTGATGCTGAACAACGTGCTAATAGAGAAAGCAACGTTGATCCTACTAAAGTCCCAGCACTTGGCGCATACAATGCTATGGCACAAAGTCAGTTTAGTGGTGACTTGGCAAGATACAAAGGAGATTGGGCTGATACACAACCAGCGACTAACGCATTACAACTTGATAAAGCGTGGCGTAAAGAATCACAATCGTTATCCGAAGTATATGGCAACATTGCTAAACAACGTGCCCAATATATTGCAGGTAATGGTGCAACAACTGCCGCGGTTCGTGAAGGTTATAGAAAGTTCCCTATTCCAGAGTATGATCCTAATTCAGGAACTTGGAAGAAGACTAAGCCAATAGCAGAAATATTAGGAAGATAAAATGGATCCAACATTACAAGCAAAGATAGACGAAGCAAAAGCAAATGGCTATACTGATGAGGAAATAAATGCTTATCTTGGTAGTCAAACTAGTCCTCCTCCTCAACAAGGATTAGGTCCTATGGACCGTAGTGAGGAATACACAGGTTTAGCACAAGGTATGGGTATGAATGCAGTAGGGAATGTGCTTGAGTATGGTGTTCCTGCAGCCGCAGCCGCATATGGTGTAAAAAAACTTATTGATGCTTATAAAGGTCCTATATCACCAGCACAAGCCTCACAAGTAAGTCAAGCTGGGAAAGCCGCACAAAATATTGGACAAGCCGCACGTGCTACTGGAACAGGTGGTGCAGGTGCATTCAATCAAATGGCTAATCAGTTGGGTAGTAATACAGTACAATTTCCTAAAGGTCCTGTATCACCAGCACAAGTTACAGCACCCACAACTGTTGCACCACAAACGCAAGCTCCTGGTATGATGCAACGAGGAATGGATTACACAAATAAAATGCGACAGGTTGCCGCAGAAAAGGTAATGCAAAATGCAGGCAATATAGCAAAAGCAGGAGTAGGATTAGGAGCACTAACTTACTCAGCACCATTAGGTCCTCCCGTACCTACTAAAGGTCCTTATAGAGGAATGGAAATAAACCCAATGTCAGGTAGACCTTGGAGACCTGAAGAACTAGCACAAATAAACAGATAAGTATAGATATGACAACACAAGAAATACTAACACAAACCTTCAACAATAACTTTGTTGCTTACTATCGCTCACACGTAGCGCACATTAACATTTTGGGTCGCAACTTTCGCAGTGACCATAAGTTACTACAAGGTGTCTATGAAAGACGACAAGCACAGATAGATATTCTTGGAGAACTACTACGCACATTAGATGATTATATGCCTTGTGAAATACAAGATGTATTAAATCAAAGTGAAATAGGCACAGGCATCTTTGAAGAAGATGCAGATGGATTTTTAGAAGGAGTTAAAGATGATTTGGAATTACTTAAAGGAACATACGAAGAACTTATGGCTATTGCTGAAGACGAAGGTCACAAAGAAATAGCCAACTACGCTCAGGATCAAATATTAGATTTGGCAAAGAGCATATGGATGTTACGATCAACTTTGGAGTGAATCTCTACTAGGTACCTGCCTAGTAGGTAATCGCTTATATGCGGCACTGCCTCGCACAATGTAACCTTTTCTTTCGTGTAATTTTAAAAAAGTAGATTGAGTTTCACGCATTGTAGTACTACAGATAATATTAACCTGTGCTAGTTTTGCAAAACTTTCCCATATATCTAACATATCTTTAATCAAACTTATCTTATCTCTATTTGATAAGTCAATCTTAAGATGTGCAAATTTAATAGATAACATTTCTTCATTAGACCAAGCCATTTTCTCACCTTTCTTAGCCCAAGTATATGCAACAATATTGTTATTACTGTCAGTAGCAACAGAAAATAACTCAGTAGTTGGTGAAAAAAACTGATTTACAATAGCAAGAGTAATATTGTGACTAAATGCAATCTCATCAATAGTCCATACGTCTTGAACTTCAAATAAGTATGGATATGTTATATCAACTATTTGTTTTACATCTAATCCATTTGCAGGGCGCCAAGTATATTTCATTTCTATTCCTTTATAATACAATATTTAACATATCATAAATATATGTTTAGGAAAAGAATAGAATGAGATTTCATATACTAGGTTTGCCCCACACCGTTACAAGTAAAGAATATGTCGCTTGCGCTTACACACAAAAAGTGTGGAAGTTCGGCAAGATGATGAAAAAGTTAGGGCACGAAATAATACATTATGGTCACACAGATAGCGATGTGATTTGTGATGAACACGTATCAGTCATTACTAACGATGACTTAAAAAAAGCATATGGATCATACGACTGGCGTAAGAACTTCTTTAAGTTTGACAACAACGACCACGCTTACACTACATTTTTCTCTAACAGTATTAGAGAAGTAGGCAAACGAAAACAAAAAAACGATTTTATACTACCATTCTGGGGCAGTGGAGTAAAACCCATATGTGATGCTCATACAGATATGATATGTGTAGAGCCAGGCATTGGATATGCTGGTGGTCATTTCGCAAAATGGAAGATATTTGAGAGTTACGCTATCTATCACGCCTATTGTGGCTTAAACAATGTAGGCAGTTGTAATCAAGGATGGTATGATGTTGTCATACCAAACTACTTTGACCCAGATGACTTTACATACAAAGATGTAAAGCAAGATTACTATTTGTTTTTGGGTAGAGTGTATGAGGGCAAGGGTATTCATATCGTCAATCAAATAGCAGAGAAACTACCACATATCAATATTATCGTTGCAGGACAGAATCCAGACAATATCAAGTTTCCTGACAATGTGTTGTTTGCTGGCTATGCTGATACAGAAACACGCAGAGAACTAATGGCTAATGCTAAGGGTGCGTTTGTTCCCAGTCAATATGTAGAGCCATTTGGTGGTGTACAAGTAGAACTATTGATGAGTGGCACACCCACAATCACAACAGATTGGGGAAGTTTCGTAGAAAACAACATTCACGGTGTCACAGGATATCGTTGTAGAACGTTTGAGCAGTTTATATGGGCAACAGAGAATATAGAGAACATCAAGCCAATAGATTGTAGAACTTGGGCAGAGAATTTTACATTAGACAAAGTAGGTCCAATGTATGAGGAATACTTTCAAAGCATACTAAACATACAAACAGGTAATGGATGGTATGAACCTAATCCAAATAGAACCAACTTAGATTGGCTAAAGAAAGATTATCCTAAATAAAGCATAAATACATTATGGAAAAGACAGAAATCAAAACAGAAAAAGCAAAGGGCAAGGGCGGTGTTCGTCCAGGTGCGGGCAGACCTAAAGGTGGCACTAATCAAGTATCAGTAAATGGGCTATTAGCCGCATTGGAAAGAAAAACAAAAGGTGTTGGTTATGAAACTATATTGATGGAAGACTTCATCAATGCTAGAGATAGTAAGGATCATCAACTAGTCATCAAATATCACAATCTAATATTAAATAAGTTAATGACACATATTAGCAAGATTGAGATTACTGATAGCCAAGACACTATTGATATGAAACAAAAAGCCTTTACAGATGCATTGGCTAAACTCGCTGGAATAAAAAAAGAATAAATAACATTATGATGAACAAAAAACCAACTACAAACAGTAAAGATAAAAAAACTGACAAGTTGTCGCCAAAGCAAAAAGCAATGGACAAGAATAAAAACGGCAAGATTGACGGTAGTGATTTTTCAATGTTGCGTAAAAAGAAGAAATAATATGGCTACTAAGAAAGTTAAACTAAGTGTTGGCAGAGGTGAGAAATTACCTGCAAGCAAAGGCGCTGGTTTAACCGCTAAAGGTCGTGCCAAGTATAACAAGGCAACTGGTAGTAATTTGAAAGCACCAACTAAGAGTGGTCCTAGACAAAAAAGTTTTTGTGCTAGAAGCGAAGGTTGGGATGGTGAAAGAGGCAAAGCCGCAAGAAAGAGATGGGGATGTTAATATGAAAAATGGATTATATGCAAATATAAACGCCAAACGAGAACGCATAAAAGCAGGCTCTGGTGAAAAGATGCGTAAGCCCGGCACTAAAGGCGCCCCAACAGCGAGTGCGTTTAAGCAATCAGCAAAAACGGCTAAGAAAACAACAAAAGGAAAATCAAAATGAAAGATAATTCAGGAATGGGATACGCAGGCTTTAGTGGCCCAGGCTACAGCCGCAATGACTCGGAAAAAGTATTAGTTAACAAACATTCAGGTACAATGAATGATGGAGCACTAATCAACAAAGGTCGTGGCCCTACTGGTGGTGGCACAGCAATGCCTGTATGCGGTAAAGATATGTTTACAGGTAAGGCACAAGTTCGTCAAGCAGTTAGTGATGGACAAACAACAGCAATGCCTAAAGTTGGTAGAGAAAGTTTCAACTTTGGTCGTGGCCCAACTAAAGGGAATCAACGATAATGACTGTTCAAGCATACCAAGTCACAGGACTAACACATTTAGTAACTGCCAATTCAACTAGCAGTTCAATCAACGTTACACCAACAGAAGCAGGTTTTAGTTTTGCAGGACAACGTGGTCCTGTATTCTTAAAAATCACTAATGGCAGTGCTACTGAAAACATTTACTTTAATACTGGACTAGCAAATGTAACAGCAACTATACCAACAGGTGATGGCGCTAATGCAGGCAGTTGCGTAATACCAGCATATGCTGAAGTTATTGTACAAGTTGCTTCACAATCAATACCACCAGCAACAATTTTTGTTGCTAGTGTTGCGGCAAATTCAAGCCCAGTGTATATTACACCAGTCACATTGGTAAACTAAAAATATAAGGAAAATATTATGACAACAATCAGAACGGATCTAATCCCAGATTTATACGCTAATCCAATTAGCACAATTAGCCAAGCTAATCCAGCAGTAGTTACAGTTCCTACTGTTGCAACTGTTGTTAGCACAACAGGTACTATTGGTACAGTAACAGGTTCAGGCACTTCAAGTGTTCCTTGGACTGCTACAATTACATTGATGAGTGCAGTAACAGGACTAGTATCAGGTTCTATTATTACTGCTACAGCAGGCACAGGCACATTTGCCGCAGGTGGTGTAGTAAGTGTTAAAGAAGTTACTGGTAATAAGAGTATTACAATTAATAAAATTGGTGGCACTATTCCTACAGCAGGAGATGTTACCAACATTTCATTACCAGCAGTAAGCACATTACCAACATTCCTTTCAACTGCCAATATTGTTAGCACAACTGGCACTATAGGCGCAATTCCTACAAGTGGATTAACTAGTGGAGTTACAACTTTTACAACTGTAGCAGGAACCAGTGTTACAGCAGCCGCAACTTATACCGCTGTTCCACAATTATCTACTAGTGGTAGTGGTAGTGGTGCAATTTTTACAGTTGTAAAAGCAGGCGCAGGCACAGCATACAGTGGAGCAGTGACAATAACTGTTACCACTGTTGGTTCTGGTTATGCAGTAGGAGATACTATTACCATCGATGGAGCAAACTTAGGCGGAGTAACGACTACTAACAATATGACATTGACAGTAGGCGCAGCCAGTCTTGGTGGTCCTTGGACTTTCACTATCACAGGAATGAGTTCACTAGTTGGTCTACAAGTTGGTGATGTTATTACTGCTACAGCAGGCACAGGTACATTTAGCGCGGGTGGTTCAGTTGTTGTTGCCAGCCTTGCAAGTTCAACTAGTATCACAGCAACAAAAACAGGTGGATCAAGTCCCATAGCAGGAACAATTACAAACATTAGTATTGCACGTGGAACTATTGTTTTATTCACTAATCCAGGTAATAAACTTACATTTTCAAGTGCTACTGGAGAATTTGTAGCAGGTGAAATCATTAGTCAAGTTACAAGTTTGGCTACAGGAGTTGTTACAAATGTATTGCCAACAAGTATTGAATACCTAGCAACTGCCAATGTGTTTAATACTGCCAATGTAGTTACAGGTGCTACAAGTGGTGCTACTACAACTCCAACAGCAGTAACAGGTATGAACCAATTACTAACAGCAGGTATTAATGGTACAAACTCTTTTTATATTAGTGTATTGTCAGAAAACACATTTTCATTATATACAGATGTTGCCTTAAGTACAGCAGTTGACAGCACTGGTTTTACAGCCGCAACAGCCAATGCTGGTCAGTACACAGACTTTAATGTAGTAATAGTTACTGAAGCATAAAAGGAAATAAAATGTTAAACACAAAAAACCCCCAAGCCAAAGAAATTAACCAGAAGCGCGGCCCTACAACAGGTAATGCTGGTACACCAACTAAACGCAATGATTTTATGGATGCTAAATCAGCTAGTTCTAGTGAAAAAGCATCATTAGCTAAAATGGTTACAGATGCATTAGAAATGCGTGGTCGTGGTACAGCTCCTACTGTTAATCCAGCATTAGAAGGTGTTAGTATGAATACTAATACAGGTCCTAAAAAGAACTCTACAGCAAATGGTAGCAAACTACCAAGCAAATACAAGTCACCAAAATGATGAACAAAACTGTTAAGCCAAAAGCAACTAAAAAGCCTGCAACTAAAACTGTTGCAACTAGCAAGTTCAAAAAGCCTAATCGCCCAAATCCTGGTAGGTCAGGCCCAGCAGGACAAAAAGGTGCATTAGGCGCAACAAGCGGCTACTGAGTATAAATACAAAGAGACATTTATGTCTCTTTTATTGTTTTGATATGAAAGGAAATTATATGAATAGAAAAACAACAACCACAGACAACACTTGGGACATTGCTCCCACACCTCAAGATCCTATTGACATTGTAGAAGAAGTCAAGCAGGAAAAACTAAAGTCAAAAAAACAAATAGTAGAAGATAAGTCAATACTAACTCATCCAGAGTTTGATATTGATGGACTAATGACAGACTTCCCTACGGCTACTGAACTTGAGCGTTTTGTGTATGACCAAACAGGCATTGTATTAAATCTAAAAGGTCGTGCTAATAAACTAAAATATCAAATTGCAATGGATGTATTAAATGGTGTTGAAGTAGATCCAAAATTTACTGGTAGCGACAATCCATACATTGATAGAACTGAACTAGTTCCTATTGATCCGCTTAAGATTGTACCAGAACGTGATAGAACATTGCCAGCATCTACTGAAGTTCAAAATACATTCTACGTTCCTACATTTCCTCATCCAGATGAAGAAGCACGTGCTAAGGATATGAAATGTCATATGGTGTTTAGAAAATACAAAAATGGTATGATTAGTTATGAAATCTTAGGTCCATTACAAGAACGACCTGTTGGTGAAAAGATTGACAAGTTTGGTCGTGTTCGTCCTGAAGTTATTAAATGGTTTGATCCACGTACGGGTGAGCAAGTTGTTCAGCGTGAAGATGGCACATTAACTCCTACTGGTAAAAAACTACGTGGTACTATGCAAACATATCGTGTTAATAAATCTAATCAATGGGAAGTATGGGTAGACCGTGAGTTCATTAGTTTGAATGATTCAGTGAAAAATAATCCCTGGGACTTATCCAAATGAACGAAATAAGAGACACGATGATTCATCAGGCAAGAGAAGATGCAAAAGTAAAAGACACATTAATCTTACAAAAGATTAACGCAAGTCATCGTGTCGCTTTTGCTGAGAAGTTTCCTGGTCAATGCGAACACATACTACGATTACTAACAGAACGATTACAAGCAGGACTTGATAAGCGTGATGGTGTATTGATTGAAGATGTAAGTACTTGGAAACTATCACCACAAGAACTTAAAGATTTAAGCAAAGCACTTGAAGCAATATACTTTGTACATAAAAGTTTAAAGGCAAGTTAATGCTAGGCGAAGATGTTCTAATGGCGAGGGCATTGCGATATAGTGTGGATAAAAACAATCTCACTATTGACAGTCTCAAAACTATACCGGGACCATTAAAAAGTAGTTTAATGGATCTAAGCATCAGTGTTGCTGATGATATGAAATACAACCAACTAAAGTATTTTAGACCATTTCAGCATCAACTTGAGTTTTTCAAAACTGGCATACACGAACGTAGAGGTATTCTTGCAGCCAATCGTATTGGTAAAACAGTATCTACTTGTTTTGAGACAGCAATGCATCTCACTGGATTATATCCTGAATGGTGGGAAGGCTTTCGTTATGAAGGACCTATCACAGCAATGGTTGCTGGTGAGGGTTGGAGCCAAGTTGCTCTTGTATTACAAAATGAATTGTTAGGAACACAGGATGTCAAAATCACTGAAAATCTTGGATCTGGTGCTATACCACGTGACTGTATTATTACTAGTACAATGCGTAATGACGGCGCCAATAATATTGGGTGTGAAATTAAGCATAAGTCTGGTGGTAATAGTTATCTGTTATTTGCCAATTATACGCAAGAAGTTAGACAACTACAGGGTTTCAAACTTAACTTAGCCGTATTTGACGAACAACCACCAGATGATTTCTTTAGTGAGATTGTAACTCGTACAGCAACTACACAAGGTAAGGTTTTATGTTCTTTTACTCCCCTCAAAGGATTGAATGGATTGGTTAGTAAGTTCTGGAACAAAGAAGAAGGATACAACTATATTCGTGTTGCTTGGGATGATGTTCCAGAATACGATCCTTGGGGTCATCCATTCTTATTAAAAGAAACTCGCAGACAATTGGAGCGAGATTATTTACCACACGAACGTGAAGCACGTATGGCAGGTAAGCCTGTTATGGGTAAAGGTGCTGTATTCCAAATCAACAACTGGCCTACATATAAGACGGGTGAAATTGATTTCACACGATTGCCTAACATACATAGAGTTATCGCACTTGACTTAGGCTTAGTCAATGATAAAACAGTTATATCACTAATGTATTGGGAACCATATGAGCGAACCGCTTATTTACATAAACAGATTATTGTGCAGGGTATTGAAGAAGCAGTCCCCACTCAGTATATCAATCATCTCCTTCGTCCTGAAGTGTTTGGTACTCCTATCGTTTTACCTGCTGACGCAAACACTAGTGGCAGATACACTATGAGTGCGGCATCAATACGTGAACTATTTGAGAGTTATGAACTAAACGTATATGAGAAAGCGATTATGAATCCACCAGATAGTGAAGGTCGCACAACTAATCATAAGAGTTATGGTATCAATCAAATGCGTCAAATGTTAGAAGTGGGTAGTTTGATGATTAACGAAAACTGTACAAACTTTCTAAGTGAAGCACAAAACTATTATGTAGACGTACAGGGTAGATTCAGTGACCCAGACGACTGTATTGATAGTTGTAGATATGCTATACTGGCTTGTCTCAATGGTATTGCTGAACCGTGGGATAATCGTAGTCCTCAACAAAGAATGATGGCACAACGAGACAGATACGTCAAGCACGATGATACTAACAAACCTGCTTGGAAAAAAGCATATTCAGCAAACTAAGGAAATATATGAATAGTAAGTTTTTAGCAACTGTAGGAAACAATCTTCCTACAATAATGTGTGAAGAACACGCAAAGATGTTTGAGAAGATGATGATGATAGCAGAAGTTCCACATACTATCTATGAAATGGAAGATGAGGACTCAACAGAGTTAGAATGTCAGGCTTGTAATCTTAAAGATACAGTAGATGAAATGAGCAGACCTAAAATCATCTTGCCAGGAGATTACCATTGAGCTACATAGTATCAGCATTACCACCAATCAAATGCTTTGTAAAGCGTGAGTTTTTATATAACTTTCAAAAAGGACACGGAGAACTAGAACCTGCAATATGGGTCAGTCTTAAAGCATTGCGTGGACAAGTGTTTCGCATTGAGAGTTTATTACCCAGTTACGGTGCACTATACGATAAACTACCTATACACGCTTATGTATGGAAAAAAGACCACACAGGAACATTGCCTATTGATATGTTGCAACTATGGGATTGTATGGGTTATCGTTTTACTATTATAGAAAAGATAGGCTTACGCAACTTAGGTGTGAAGTTTTTAGGCAAAGATAAAGAATGGCATTATGGTAACTACTTGTTTACAGTAGATTTTTGTAGTGAAGGTATGGATGTAGATACAGGATTTACTGAAGTTGCAGAAGAACACAAATCGTTTAACTTTATTAAGTTAGAGAATGGACAGTTTGCTTGTCAGCCTAACAATCGTTGTTTGTGGTACGATCAAAGTTTAATTCCTAGTGAAACTAAGTTTCCTGATTTTCAGGCTGCACAAAACTTATGGACTGTAGATGGCACACGCAAATGGACCGCAGGAGATGATTGGTTCTACAACATTGAAGAAAGAAAGTCTTAATGACACAGAGGAATAGCCTTTGACTAAATAGTCTATACTAAAGGTAAAAACCCCATTATGTTAGATATCAAAAATATCCCAGTTGAGAACATCAATCAAAACAGAACAATGAACGCAAGGTTCGTTCGTATGAAGAACCAGATGGATGTAAAAATGGCAAGTTACTTGCGCTATTTAGGCACCAAAAACGCGGTCAACCGTGCTTCAGATTATCACTATCTATGTCTTGCTGTAACGGATTCAACAGCCCCAGTGAATGGCATTGACTACATTCACCCATCCGTAAAACCCGTAGTAGATTACGCAACAGCAGTAGTTGCTAAGGGACTAATGCCAAATGGCGAAATCAACTTTGAGTTTGTAGCAGATACAGAAGAAGATGAAATAGCCGCAAGACAAGCAACTGATATGGTTCATAAAGTTGTTAATCAAATGAATGATCCACACTTCATATTAGAGCGTTGGATTATGGATGCGATGATGCACAAGAATGGTATGATGATGATTAAGCCCATACGTGAGCCTATTACTCGTTATGTAGAAACACAAGGCACAAATGACCAACTAAGAGCATTTGAGCAACAAGCAGGCGATAGTGGATTAACAACATTGCGTCAAAGTAAGCGTAAAGTTAGTGTTGAAATGGATAAAGTTATTGCTGAAGTTCAACAACTACTTGGCGAACAACAAGGTGAGTTAGCAAAAACTATGGTAGAAAGTCGTATGAATAGTATGATGCAAATGCCAGAAGATATGGATCCAGAAATGATGGCAATGGAACAACAAGAGATACAAGCTAGTTCTATTGAAAGCCAAGAAGAAATACTTAACAGTGCTATCAATCGCAACACAATCTATTCAGCCAAATATAAACTAACTGGCTACAATATCAATATTAGATTTCACCCAATCGCTCAACACTATTGGATCTGTGATCCTACAGTTCCTGAGATGAAGGATCAACCATTCTGTGGTTACTACGATCCAATGACTATACAAGAAGCAATGGAACTATATCCAGGCATCAACTTGGAAGAGTTTAGAACTCACGCAGAATACAATATGAATGGTGCATACCAAGCAGGTTCAGTACTAAACAACTTAGCTATTCACGCACGTGATAGTGTTCCAGTTATGGGTATTCCTGTTTCTAGTGCGGCAAGTGCTGATCCAGATAGTCGTCAAATATCAATCGTTACAGTTTGGAACAAATATGATATTGATGGTGATGGTGAGTTAGAACTAGTTGAGTTGATTTACTCAGGCTCATACATTATCAGTGCAAGAGAAGTAGAGTTTATTCCTGTTGCTAATATGTGTCCTAAGCCACTACCAGGTAACTTCTATGGTATGAGTGTCGCTGAATCAGTGATACCTATGCAAGAATACAACACTTCAGCCGCACGTGCTGAGATACAGTTAGGACTATTAACAGCAACTCCTCGTATTGGTGTTAAGCCAGACAGATTAGACTTTGAGATGTTGCAAGATGGCGAAGCCGCTATCTTTATCTTAGACAGTAAGTTTGACCCAGCAAAAGATATCTACCAATTGCCTCCTCCAAGCGGAAACTTACAATTCTTGGAAGTTGCTATGAACCGCATACAACAAGATACAATGGCTATGGTTGGAATGACTACACCAAGTGATGTGTTTAATCCAGAAGTTATGGCACCCGGTAACTCAGGTATCAAATTACAGTTAGCATTGACTCCTAATCAAATCATACAAGACAATACAGTTCGTAACAGTGCTGAAGGTCTTAAAGAAGCGATTTGGTTAGTATGGAGAACACTAATTCAGTATGGTGATGATTATGGTGTTAAGAAGTTAGCACAACAATTTCACCCAGACAAACAACCTGTATACTTAGATTATCAATCTTGGGACGATATGAACTTCTGTGATAGAAAACAAATACGTATGGAACTAAGTTTGGGTATGATGAGTGAAGAAAATGCATTGGGCAGATTACAAATCATTCAAAAGTGTCAAACTGATTTATACACTACAACTACAGGTATGGTTCAAGCAGGCACATTGACTAAAGAAATATATCAAAAGGTCAAGAAGCCGTTCGCTGATACATTGTATGTTTTAGGTGTAAAAGACGCAGATAGTTATTTACCAAGCGATGACGAAGTAGAACAGATGATTGCACAGGGTGCTGAAGCAATGAAGAATCGTGAACCAAGTGCTGAAGATAAGAAACGTTTAGCAAGTGCTAATTTAGATACTGTTAAGGCTCAGCAAATACAAGCAGAAATGGAAGGCGTTGATGCTGAAAGTCAATTAGATTTTATGGCAGTGGCAGCGGGAGATCCAAAAGTATATTCGTAAAATATTTGTATAAATAGATTACAACAATGGAATAGTAATGAAAACAACATTATATGTAAAAGAGTTAGATGATGGAAATGAAGAAATAGTTGATATTGCTACAGTGGATTACAGTGACAATCCAATAGTATCAATAAACCATATTTCTAATAGAATTCTTCAGTTATACAAAGATATTGAAGACCAAAATGTAACTCCATATATTGAGGAATAGCAATGATTAATGACAATACAGTAGATTTTTTCAACAACAGATTAACAGTTGATTTAAGTAATATAAACAAACTAACTCCTGCTCAACAGGACAGAGTTAGACATTACGGAAGTCAAGCAGAGGCATTGCTTAAGAATAAAGACTTAGCAATGTTCGTGCATCATTTTAAGTTTGAGTGTGCTGATAACTTAGCAAGTATAAGAGGTCACACACCCGAAGATAATATGCAACGAGTTTCGTTATGTAACGAACTCGCTGGAATAGACAGTTTCATTACTTCTTTGAAAAAAGCAGTATATTTGAAAAATAAGCTCGGTAACACTAACGTGCCCGAAGAATTAAATTAAGGAAACATAAATGGAAACAACGACAAGTCCTAACACTGAAAACAGTGCGGTCGCAAGTCAAAGTGCAGTTACAAGCGATGCAAGTATTGCATCTAAAATGGCCGCTATGCGTGAACACACAGAGCGTAACCTACTTAGACAGCAAGCAGAGCAACCTGCAACAGGTCAAGATGGATCGGCAGATACTTCAAGCCCTGTGGCACCCAGCGATAATGCTGAAGCCGAAGTTGGTGATACCAATGATAATAGTAATGTTAGCGACAATCAAGAAACAGATAGCCCTCAAGAGGTAACTACTGGTAGTAATGAGAGTTCAGCAGAAGATTTGATTGACTTTATTGAATTCGCAGATACAAACCCGAACGCTAAGTTCAAGTTTATGCGAAACGGTAAAGAAGTCGTAATAGATGCTAAAAAAGCCGCGGCAATACTAGGTCAGGGATCAGCAATACACGAAGAAGCAAGAGAGTTAAAAATCCAGAAGGCTGAGTTTGACGAGTACCTAAAGGGAAAGCATCTTGAGCAAGAAGGTTTGACATTAGCGATGGAATTTACCATTCAACCAAAGTTGCAAGGTGCGTATGATGAGATTGTGAAAACACAAAACTATCAAACAACTTTTCAACAGCAGTTACAGCGCACTAATGATCCTGCAACACAAGCAAGGATTAGGGCAGCAATGCAACAGAATGAACAGTACATCAGGCAACAACAATCCGTAATAGGACAAATGAAGCCACAGATAGACCAGTTCAGGCAAGTTCGTGCTCAACAAGTCGCAGAACGATTGGATCAGGCACGTAAAGGATTTACAGACAAAGAGTTGAAAAACGAATATGTCTATAATGAAGTGCGAGATAAGGTTTCTAAAATATGGCCTCAAGCCAGACAAGAAATCATACCTGGTGTTCCTAACATTGACCTCATCAGTAGTGATGAGAACTTACTTTCATTAGTAAGAGATGGATTACGCTATAGAGACAAACCAACTACTAAGTCAGCTGGATCAAGTATGGCAGTGCTAACGCAACGCCGTGGATCAAGTACCCAAAAGGGTAACAGTGATGAACTCAGCAAGCTTCGTGAACAAGCCAAGGGCGGTGATAAAAAAGCCGCAGACAATCTCTTAACACAACGACTAACACAAATTCGTGGTGCAAGAGGTGGTAGATAAAATATAGCCTATATATACATTCAAGGAGAATAAAATGGCAGAAATTACAACCAGTCAAATTGGTAACGGTACAACAGCATACGGTGCAGATATCGTTGTCAAAGACTTAGATTTAGATGTTTCAAATCGTGTTAAAGACGATACACCTGTACTTAATATGTGTATGTCAAAAAAGCGCAAAGTTAATTCAACATTGCCACTATGGACAGACGATATCTATCGTGCTCCAGCAGTACAAGCGCAAGTTGAAGGTGCCGCTGTTAATACCAGCCAAGCAGAATCAAATCAGCGTTTCAACTTAGGTAACTACACACAGATTTTCAGTACAGTTATTGCCGCTTCAGGCACAGCACGTGCTGTTATGCAATCTGGTGGTGACCCACAAGCATATCAAGAAGTCAAGCAATTGATTGAATTGATGTTTGACGTTGAGTTACAACTAGTTCGTCAAGACCAAATCGGTACTAAGTATGCAGGTCAATCTGGCTCAGCATCTGGTTTACCAGCTGGTCAAACAGGTCGTCGTATGGGTTCATTGAACAGCTTTGCTGGTACAATGTCTTTCAACACAACATCAGGTACAGTAACAGGTTTGAATACCTCTACTAACAATGAGTCAAGCGATAGTGCTACTACTGCTAACGACACATTCAACATTGCGGCTCAAGGTAGCCAGTATTACACAGGCACATTTACTAACCAGTTCTTTAGCCCTGCGTTATACAAGCAATTGGTAACTGTTGCTGAACAGCGTTACAATGCTAAGATTCGCACTGTTGTTGCTCCAACATCATTGCGTACTAGTTTAAGCGACAATATGCCACAATCACGTGGTATCAATCGTGTTGACTCAGCACGTGGTGACACAATCAGCACATACGAAGGCGACTTCAACTACACATACGAAATCTATGATTCTTGGATTATGGATCAAGTATCACCTAACAGCATTTACTTCTTAAACGAAGATGTTGTTCAGTGGGGTAGTTTACGTGACCTAGGTCCTAACAACGAAGTATTCAGTAATGCTGATGCTAGTTTGGATCAGTTCATTATGGAAGGTACATTAATTGTACGTAACCCAGCTGGCGTTGGTGTATTAAACAACATCACAGCAGGTACAACAGCACAAGCAAGTTTGCCAAGCGCACGTCCAGCGGCTCTAGTAAGTCGTGTAAACCAAGGTGCAGGCGACGTTACACCTTAATCAAGTATTATAGTGTAAAACAAAAAAGGGAGACTTCGGTCTCCTTTTTTACCCTTTATGATTGCTACAACGCTGTGTTTCCTATATAATATAAACACGGACCTGTGAACGGAACATTAATGAGGTTACCCAAACAACTTCATATCTACCTACGGCTTATGTATAATAGATTCTAATGCGAGAGCAGATATAAAGGAAAACAAAATGGCTACAGAAGCACAAATGGATGAGTTGATTTCAGCGATTAATGATATTACATTATCAAATGATACAATAACAATTGATTATGCGGTTGATACATATAACTTGATTGCAGGGATCAA